GGTCGCCGACGCGGTGCTGGACGTCGGCCTGGGACTCGCCCGATGACCTGTTCACGTTCTCGGTGAACCCGACGTCGGCGGGCACGACGTGGTAGGCGGCCAGGGTCTTGCGCATCATGAACAGCGAGAAGACGTCGGAGAAGTCCTTCTCGCTGCTCCACATGATCTTGGAGCCGCCCGGCATCCACCGGATCTGGTGCTTGCGGGACTGGTCGCCGTACATCATGGCGTCCCAGTAGCCCTGCCACTGCTCGATCTGGTCCGGGGACCAGGTGTCCGGCGACGACGCGAACGCGGCCGGGAGGTTCCCCTCGGTGAACCGCTGGAGGAAGTAGACCTGGAACCGCAGGTCGGTGTTGGCGTTCAGGATGACGGTCTCGACCGGCGGCGAGCCGTACGGGGAGTCCGCCTGCGGCCGGAACGGCTCGTAGATGACGTCATCCCTGGTCAGCCAGCCCCACGGCAGGCCGTTGACGTACTGGACGTAGGCCTCTGCCGGGGACTCCGGCGAGTCCCCCCAGTAGTCGAGCAGCGGCGCCACGGTGGGCCCGGACACGACCTTGAGCCCGATCGCCCGGCCGGCCCGGTTGCGGATCCGGTACAGCGTCCCCGCGTCGTAGGCGAGGATGTCGTACAGGTACATCGCCAGCCAGGTCTTCAGGAACCGCCTGCGGTCCGGCTTGCGCAGCGCGGCCAGCCCGAGCGGGATCGCGTCCGTCACGTCGCCGAAGTAGTGCTCGGCGCTCAGCAGCTTCCATTTCAGGCTGCGGATGGAGTCGATCCGGTGCCAGATCGCGATCTGGGCCACGTCGTAGGACCGGACCAGGCCCTGCAGCACCTGGAACGAGACGGCCTCGTGGGTCCTGGGGCGGGTGGCGATGTTGTACGCGGTCTCGAAGTTGAACGACCGCGGGAACCGGTCGTAGCCGTCGAACGGCCCGATGGGCTGGCCGGGGCTGAACGGCGACGCCGGCGTCATCTGCGCGGCGATCTCGCCCTGCCGGAACGACTCGGGGACGTTCGTGCCGTAGGTCTTGGCGATCACGGCGGACGGTGCCGGGCGCTCGGCGAGGCGGGAGGCTAGGGACACGCTGCCTCCCGGTTACCGTTCCGCAGGAGGCTGCCAGCCGAGGGAGATCAGGGCCTCCCTGGACTCGTCGGCCACTTCCACCTTTGCCGCGCCGGGGGCCAGGAGGAGGCGCAGGGCACCGGGGCCGACGAGCGTGAGCGTGACTACGGGGATGCCGTCGTGGTCGGCGCGGACGGCCCAGGAGGTGACGGCGCCGACCGGGTGGCCGTGGACTGCGGGGGTGCCGGTGAAGGGCCATGTGCCGTCAAAGCTGAATGCCGGGGCCTGCTCGTCTGCCACGGGCTACGCTCCCGCCGCGACTAGGGCGACCCGGCGCAGCTCCTGTCGGCCATAGTCCCATTCCTGCACGTCCGGGGCACTGCAAGGCGTCCATCGCTGCTTTACGGTCTCACCCGTCGGCCTCCCGGTGGACCGGTCATAGGCCCTGTACTCGCAGACAACGCCCCCCTGCTCAAGGGGGAGTTTGCCCTCGGCCCTGGCTGCCGCTAGCCGCCGGTCGTATTCTTCCTGCGTGATGTGCCATTCGGGCAGTTCGTAACTCACCCGGCGCCGTCCCGATCGTGCACTCGTACCCCTCGGGGTGCCTGCTGCCGCACGCGCACGCCTTGCCGTCATCCGGCGGCGTCCAGCCGAGCGAGATCAGGGCCGCGTGAGTCCCCTCGTCCAGCTTCACGTCCGCCGCTCCGAGGCCCAGCCTCACCAGGTCAGAGGCAACGAGGCGCAGTGTCACCTCGGGGAAGTGCTCGGCGTCGAGGTGAAGGTCGGCCGACATCACGCTCATGAGCTTGTGGCCGTTGACGGCCAGGGACGCCTTCCAGCCCGGCCCGTCGCAGTCGGCCTCGAACGACGCCATCTCCCGCACTGCCTTCGCCGGGGCTGCCTCGTCAGCCACGCGGCTTCTTCTCCTCGCTGCGCCCTGACTCTGCGGGGGCGAGGACCCGCGTGCCCGTGATCCTCGGGAGCCCGGAATCCTCGGGAATCTCGACGAGGCGCGGCGGCTCGTACCCGGTCAGCATCAGGTGCAGCTTCGGCCCGAAGGCATCATCGTCCAGGTAGTCGATGGAGAACTGCGCCGTGTCCGGCATGCGGCCGATGTCCGCGAGGTAGACGTAGAAGTCGTACCCCTCGGCGCCCATCGCGTCGATCCGGTCCCGCATCAGCGCGGCGAGCGCCTGGGTCCGCAGCGCGACCTCATGTCGGCCCGCCTCCGCGTCATCGCCGCCTTCTAGCTCGCGCGGCAGGCAGCCGGTAGCGCGCACGTTCCCGACCAGGCGGGCCATGAGGGTGCCGACTGCCTCGGGGTCGTTCGGGCAGCGCTGGATCAGCGCGGCGGAGGCCTCGGGGACCATGGCGACGATCTTGTGCCGCCAGTCCTTGAGCGTGACCCAGCCGTCGAGGCCAGCGTCCTTGGCCGGGTACGCGGCGCGCACGCTCTCGTCGGGGCGCCCGTCGCGGTAGCTGATGTGCCAGGTCTGCATGTCGTCTGCGGTCAGTGCCATGGTGGTTGTCCTTCGTGATGGTGGTGGTGGTGGTGTTACATGTGCTGCATCTGGGCGCGGTACGCCTCATCCCGTGCCCGTTTCCGGGCCTGCTCCGGGGTGAGGATCTCCGGGGCCTCTTCCGGTTCCGGAGGGGGCGCGTGGCCGTCCTGGTGGCCGTTCCCGTTGCGGCCGTTCTGGCGGGGCTCCGGGGCCTCCAGTTGGCCTGCTGCGGCTTCCTCGGCCTTGCGCTTCGCCCACGCGATCCAGGCCATTGCGCCCGTGCCGTCAAGGAAGAACCTGGCCAGCGCCTGCGAGGCGGCGTCCACGATGTCATCGTGCGCGGCGTTCGGGAAGCCCGCGCTTTCCGTGATGACTTCCTCGACGTCGAACAGCGCGACCTTGAGATCAGGCAGGAACACGTTGCCGGCCTCGATGAACGGGGCGACCGCGTTGGCGCGCGCGTACTTCGACTCCTTCGGCGTCACCGGGACGAGGCCGGGGATCTTCGCCTTGAGGGAGTCGATGACCGCGGTGCCGTTGGCCTTATCCTCGATCAGGCGCCTGCTCGCCTGCGGCCAGCGCAGCACCAGCGCCGTGAACGCCGTCACGGTGTCCGTGAAGGACAGCCTCTTGCGCACCTGGTCGAGCAGGTAGGCGTTCGCGCCGCGCCGCGCCCACACCTGCATGACGACGTAGTCGCTGGACTTCGTGTCCTTGAACGCGGCGTCGACCGAGATCAGCACCTCATCGCAGCCGTTGACCAGGTAACCGCCCGGCACCTCGGGATGCTGCGACCAGAGGGGTTCCGCGTACCTTCGCCACCAGTGCCGCTGCCACACGTTCCCCGCGTCAGGACTCGGGCGGCCCTGGTAGAGGGCGGCGAAGACGCGGGAGCCGGCCTGTATCCGGATCTGCTCCCACTCGGCTGTTGTCCGGCCCCGTGCCGATGTGAGCCATTCGCCCGGTTCGCGGCCCAGCGGGTCGCTCTGCCCCTTGGCGGGGTCGTGGTCGGCCAGGGCGGGGATGTTGATGACCCGCCAGCGGTGGCCGTCCTCGGCGGCGAGGAGGCGGCCGGCGAGATCGTCCTCATGCCAGCGGGTATTGATCAGGATCGCCGGGGAACCGGGGGCCAGCCGCGTCGAGCCGACTGACTGCCACCAGTCCCATACGCGGTCCCGGTAGTAAGCGCTGTCGGCCTGCTCGGCGTCGGCAAAGGGGTCATCTATGACCAGCGCTTCGAGCGGCTTGCCGGTCAGTCCGGAACCGACGCCAGCACATATCATGCCGCCGCGGTGGCCGTCGAGCTGCCAGCGTTTCGCGGACCCGTAGTCGGGGGCGATCCGCAGCTTGAGATCGAGGGTGCCTTCCTGGCCCTGGTAGCCGCTGATCCAGTTACGGACGTCCCGGCCTGCGCTCTCGGCGAGCGACTGGGCGTAGGAGACGATGCCGATACGGCGCTGGGGGTCGCGGGTCAGCGCCCACAGTGAGCCGACTTTCGAGCACCTGACCGTTTTACCCTCTTGTGGCGCGATGGAGATGATCAGCCGTGCGCCGCGCGTGGTGTAGGCCCAGACTAGCGCGTCGTCTATCAGGTCGAGCGCGGGCGTCTGGACGGTGGACGGGTCAATGGCCCGGGCTAGCTCGCCGGGGGTCGACCAGCGGTCGGCCGCCTTCGCGGCCATGGCGCGGAGCTGGCCGCGGCGGACCGCCCGCAGTTCGGCCAGACGGCGGAGCTTCTCAGGCGGGGCTTCGATCAGGGGTGCCGGCATGGTCGGCCTCGGCTATCTCCCTCGCCAGCCGGTTGAGCTCGGCATCAACCGCATCCTCGGTGATGACCTCGACACGGGACCGGGCCGCGGCGTAGAGGCCGCGCAGCTTAGCCTCCATGTCGTCGATCTTCTCCAGCCGGTCCACCGCTTGCAGGACCGGGCCGTCATCAATGAGAGGCTGGCCGTCCGGCCCCTTGGCCATGGCACCCGTCTGGGTGACGTGGTAGTGCTTCGCCGTCGCCACCCGCCAGACAAGGCGGCGGTAGTCCTGCTGGCGTTCCAGCATCAGCGTCAGCGCCTCAGCGTTCGCCAGGGAGTCGCGGGCGGCGTCCATCGCGGCACGGCGGACGGCCTCGAATGCCGAGTGGCCGCTGACGCCGAGTTCAGCGCCAATCTGCCGGTAGGACAGGCCCCGGCGGAACAGGTCGGCGGCGCGGGCGTCGCGTTCCATCGTCTCGGCCGAGCGGCGGCGTCCGGGCATCGCTCACCCCCGGTC